AGCTCGCCGCGCTTGAACTCGCCCATGACCTTGGCGATCTTGGCCGCGCCCTTGACCTTGCCGCCCTTGGCGTAGGCCTCGACGTCACCGCCCTGCATGTAGCGCATGCGCGTGCTGTCCTTGAAGCCGTCCATCTCGCTACGCTCCATCGCCCGACGCTCGCGCATCGCGTCCCGTGCAGCGCGGCTCTCAAGGGCCTGCATGCGCGCGGCGCTATCGAGCTTGGCCTGCGACGGCTCTCGGGCGGGGCGGCTTTCCGCCGCGCGGGACACAGCCTTGAGCTTGGCGGTGAGGGGGTTCTGCGACGGCAGCGTGTCGCGACCGTCGAGACGGACGCGCAGGAAGGGCTTGCCTTTGGGTTCCTCGGGACGACGGTTCATTCTACTTGCCTTTCTTCACGGCGAAAGCGTTGTCGATCAAATTCGGGTAGGGTCGGCCAGCAGCCTTGGCGCGGCGCTTGGCTGCGGCCTTCTGCTTGACGCTGAGGGTCTTCGGCTTGCGCTTCTTACCGCTCTTGGTCTTGGGCGCGGGCTTATCCCAGAAGGGCTTCTCGTCCATATCAGCAATCCCACTTTCTGAGGGCGAGCGCCTTGCGGGTCGGTCGTCCCTTGTCGTCCTTCATCGGACCCTCCATGCCGCCCATCCGAGCGCAGAAGGACTTGCGGCGGGCGGCAGCCTTGGGCGATTTCTTGGCCTGCTTCGCGCTGACGGGAGGCTTGATGTCGTGCCCCTGAGCTCGCAGCGATGCGCGGCCCTTGGCGTTGAGGCCGCCCTCGGGGTTCTTGCCTTCCTTGCGCGTCCACGCGCCGCCGCCCTCGGCCTTCTTCACAGCGAGGCCGCCGCGAGCGAAGCGCTGCGGAGCACCCATCTGCGGCGAGCCCATAGCCGAGCCCATCTGGGACTGCATCGCCTGCGGCATGCCCTGCGGCGCCATCTGCTGCGCCGCCTGCTGCATCATCTCGGGGGACAACTGCGGCGACGGCTGTGGCGTCTGCGGAGGGCCGCCCTGTGGCATGGGCCGCTGCATGGGCTGCTGCATGGGCTGCTTCGCGCGCATACCAGCGCGCAGCGCGTCTTGGAGGTGCTGCTGCGCCTCCATCACGGCCTGCGAGAAACTAAGTGGGCCGCCTAGGTTCATGGCATCAATCCGCGTAGGACTTCACCATCTCAAGGATGATGGTGTAGCTGTCGTTGGCGGAGGCATCTTGGGTCGAGAAAAGAATGTCGCCCGTCTTGCCCGCGCCTGCGTTATCCCACAGGCCGCCGAAGCTTTCGTAATCCGCGACATAGTTGGTGTTCTGCGGGATAACGGCGATCAAAACATCGGTAGTCGCGTCCCAGTACATGGCGACTTGCATACCGTGCGTCATCGCGTAAATCTTCGTGATCGTCACGCCATCGCAGGGGCGCTGGAACGAATTGGGCGACAAAGCCGATACGTCTACCTTGGGCACCTTGTTCTCGCCGGTGCCATCGGAAATGTTGGTGAACTTCATGATGGCTTTGCGCTCGCCATCAAACAGGATTTGTGTTGCTACAGCGTCGGCCATCTATCGGTCCTCGAGCAAAAAGGTTGGGCGACACGGACTTCCGAGTGCCGCCCAACGCTTCATAGCATAGCCTTACGGCTTAGTCATCAGCCGTCGTCTGCACGTACAGCATGGTCACGCGAACCTGACCGGCAGTCGGCTGGCCGACCGAGGTCACGGTGGCAACGACCGTGCGGTTGGTGTCGACGTCATCCATCGCAGCGAGCTGCGCGGCGCTGAAGCCGTTCGAACGGCGACCAGCGGTCTTCACGCTGATACCGCTGAGGTACTGCGTGCCGCCCGACGCGGTGCCAGCCGACAGGGTAGCCGAGGAGGCGCTGTCGTAGGCAGTCAGCACGTCGACGTAGAAGTCGACGATCTGGCTTTCAGCCGGGATGTTGAACGTGGCGTTCTGGACCAGCGTCGCATCGAAGTTGATGAGAGCAGTCTGGCTCAGGGTCACGAGGCCGATGTTCGGGCCGCCGCTTTCACCGGCATTCCGATCGCCCGAGGCGAGCGGGCCGCTCCAAGTGGTCTGGGACATCTCTTTCTCCTTTAAAAGGGAGGGAGGGGGCCGAAGCCCCCGCCCAGATTAGATGCCAGCGGTGCCGTACACGCCGCGCGGGTCGGTCCAGCCGAACGCATAACGCTCGGTGGCCTTGTACCGCATGCTGTCGGTCTCGAAATCGCCTTCCATCGACTTTTCGAGGCCGCGACGCATGGCAAGCTTGAGGCCTTCCGGCGCATCGGTCTGCACCCACCATGCGGTGGTCGAGGTGATACGCGAGAGGTTGGCCTGTCCGCCTTCCAGAAGCCCCATCGACTTAACGGGGTTCACGTCGTTGTTGGCGGTGCCAGCACGCAGCGCCGACTTGAGCAGGACTTCCGCTTGGAAGACGTTGCTCGGGCCGGTGACGATCTTCTTCGGCGTGAGCCTGATGCGCTTGCCGTTGTTGTCAACAGCGTTGCGGATCTGGATCAGGATCTGCTCGAGCGAAGTCTGCGACAGGTTGGCCGCAGTGCTAAGCTGGTTCGAGAAGGTGCCGGTTGCGATCGGGTGGGCGGTGTTGACCAGCGACACGCCGTCGCCACCCGCAAACGCGCTGTTGAAGGCACGGTTGAGGATGTTCGCGCCAAGGGTTTCCTTGGTTTCGATGAGCGACTGGGCGAGGTGACGCGCATAGGTCTGGCCGATGCGGATGTGGTCACCGTCTTCGACCAGAACCTTCGTCAGAGCGAAGGCGAGGCCGTAGACCCGGTAGACGTAGCGCTGAATGAACAGCACGCCGCCCGACTGGTAGGTGACCGGCATGCCGTCCGGCAGTTCCGGTGCGGCACCGAAGCCGAACAGCACAGGCTCTTCGTGGTAGTTCCGGGGAATGCCCTTGAACTCCTTGAAGACCTGCGACCATTCATCGGCGCGCTGGTCATAGATGCCGTTGAACTCTTCGTTCAGGATCGGCTCAACGATGGAGCGGAAATCAGTACTCCGCATTGGGGTAGCCATAGTTCAAGCCCTCCTTAGTAAGCGGCGCGGTCAGCGACGTTCTGGTGTTCGGCCACCTGAACTTCGACGATCGTGAAGTTGTCACCAGCGGCATTGTCGGGGCCCGAAGCGATACCGATAATGCGCAGAGCTGCGTTGCCGCTGTTGGTCAGGGTGGCGGTGTTCAGCATCAGAGCCGACAGACCGGTGACGGTCGAGCCTGCGGTGATGGTGGTGTAGTCCGCCTGCGAACCGATGTCGCTCACCGCGATCGGACCATTCGCCTGAATTTCGTAGACGATGGTCGGGTCGAGGGTGACGTAGGCAACGATGTCGGTGGCTGCAAGCGATGCAGTCCACTTGTTGCTCACGCGGCGACGACCGTCGGTGTCGGTGAACTCGACGCCTTGGAAGGTGCCGATGAAGCGGTCGCCGATGGCGGCAGCTTCGATGTTGCCGTCAGCGCCGATCTTGACCGGCTGGTTCTGGAGAATGTTGGCCGAATAGCCCGAAGTGATCGAGTAGGCGGTGGGCCGGAGCACACCACTGGGCGAAAACGCGGGACGAAGGCCAAACGGCTGAGAAGTCGTGGACATAGCCTTTACCTCATGTTTGGTTGCGAAATCCGCGACTAGGTGAAGATACCGCGTCGCGGGTTGTGCTCACGCATCTCTGTCAGGCCGTCACCTTCGTACATCGTGCTTCCGGCTCGCTCGGCCTGATCGCGCATCATCTCCGCGACTTCAGCCAGTTTGTCCTCTTCGCGCAACGGAGCGTCGTGGTGAGCTTCCTGCATGAACTTCTCGTAGAGGCTCAAGGGCAGCTTAAACGCGAGCATCTCGTTGACGCCAATGAAGCCGGTCCATTCACCAGTCTTCACCGAGGCGTACTCCATCCCGGGAACCTCTTCCGGCTTCACAGGCTCGTAGCCGAGCTGCATGCGCCGGTGGATCGGATCGCGCGGGTTGGTGGTGGTGAGCCAGCACACATGAAAGCCCGGAATATCCGGCAGATCAGGGAGTGCGTCGTTAAAAAGTTGGTTGCGGAACATTTCCAGTCGGTCGTCCTCGGTGACAGCCCGATCCTCAGTGACCTCGCGGTTCTGAGCACGGCGGGTGTCGCGGCGACCAACTACGTCGAAATCCGCGTCCTTCTTCAGGCGGCTATCTTCAGTGCTATTCGTCATAGTGTCTCACTCCTTCTTAGCGAGCCGAACTGGTGTCGTAAGCCTGATACGCTTTGAGATAGCGCTGCCGGAGTACGGGGTCATCCCATACACCAGCTTCGATCATAGCCTGTTTCCGCTCGGGTGTCACGTAGATTTCCTTCTTGGTGCTGACGGGCGCGTGCTCACGCGTACGTCCGGTGGGCGGCGCCTTGCGCTTGGGCTTGCTCTCGGTCTCTCCGAGGGCATCCGCGACGCGGGCCGTCAGCTCCTCCCAGTAGTCGCGCGATGCGGGGTCGAAGCCCTCCGCAGCGAGCTCGTTGTCGATGGCCTTGGTCAGGGCGCTGTCGCGGTCACGACCGCTCGGGTCGTACCACGGGTTGGCCTCCATCCACTGCTTCGCGTAGTTGACCACGTTCGGGTCGACGCGCGGCTGCTGCGCCTGCTGAAGCTGCGCGTCGAACTGCTGCTTGGCCGTGGCGAGCTGCTGCGCGTTGGCGATCGCCTGATCGCGGATGCGCATCGCTGCGACCACGTCGTCGCCGTTACCGGCCTCGGTGGCCTTGGCGATGATCATCTCAGCCTGCTGGATCTCGCGCTGAGACTGCGCGATGCGGGCCTCGAGGGTCTGCGCGTTGGTGTTCTGCGTGAAGCCCTCCACCGCCTGCAGCCGCTGCAGCATCTCGGCGTTCTGCCGCTCGAGCATGGCGATCTTGCGCTCGGCTGCCTCCTTCGCACGGCGCTGCATGTCGCGGCGCTTCTTGCGACGGTCGCGGTTGGACTTCGAGCCCGAGGCTATGTCCTCGTCACTGTCGTCCTCGCTTTCGGCGAGGCGCTCGTCGCCCTCGTCCTCATCGCCGTCGTCGTCCTCGTCGGCACCTTCCGTATCGGGCTGCTCCTCGACGGGGATCAGCTCGTCGTCGATCTCGGCGTTGCCCGGCTGTTGGTCGTCAGTCGTCTTTGCGTCTGCCATGTCTCTTACTCCTTAATCTCGAACCAATCGCTCGCCAGAAGGTCGCTCTGGGAGGCGACCCACGGCACGACATCGTCTTGCGCGGTCTTCATGTAGATGTAGGGCGCGGTCATCTTTGAGTGGGCGTCGGGGGTCTGAAGCGCGAGCCACATACCCTTGCCGTTCCAACCCTCGCGGTAAACCCGCTGGCCCTGCTTTAGCGCGACGAGCGCGCCGCTGAAATCGTATGGCCCGGTGTACATAGTCTGTCTCCGTCAGATGAAGGCCTTGATGGCGAGCGGGTCGCCCGTCACCTTGCCGATCAGATCGAGGTCGTTGAAAATGACGAGGAGGGCTTCGTCCTCGCCGCTCTTGGTTTTGACAGTCCAGCGATCACCGCCGTACTTCGGGACGCGGACGAAGTCGCCCGGCACGCACCAGCTCCCTTCGGGCCAGTGCTCCATCGTCGTGCGGTTCTTGAAGGCCAGTTCGCCGACCGCCACAACCTTGGCGATCTGCGTATTCCACGCGTCTGTCTCGCGTGTCTCCGAAGTCAGGATGATCCCGCCCTTGGTTTTATTCTTCGGCGTGCGGATTTGCACCAGCACTCGGCTGCCGAAGGGGTGTACGCCCGGGTCGCAAGGCGGGAATGCCTCGTCGATGTCGGCGTAACCGAACTCTACTTTGTTCGCTAGTTCCTGCATTAAGCGCTCCTATACTGCAGGGTTAGAGGTTGAAGTCCTTCCGCTCCTTCTCGTCGATCAGGTTCAGAAGGACAGACTTTGCGTGCTCAAGGCCCGCGTGGAGCCCGACAGCCCGCCCGTAGGCGAACGCGTCGCGCTCCGCTGGTCGCTCCAGCGCCTCCCGAGCAAGGGCTTCGAACTTGGTCGCCATGCCCATCTTCATGAGCTTGTGCATGTTGGTGTTCTCGGCGGTCATCTTGACCTTGTCACCCTTCGACAGGGCCGCGTCGTTCTTGTGCTTCATGTTCAACTCCTACGTATTGGGGTTGGGGTTGATGCCCGTGCCGGTGGACACGGCTACGCGCTCCCCAGACGCGATCTCGGCGGCGGCCAGCTCCATGGCCGTGCGGTTGTCGTCGGTGTTCATGGCGATGCGTGCCTGCAGCTCGGCGGCCTTGCGGGCGTCCTCGGCCTGCTGCTTCTGCATCTCCATCTGCATGCGGGCCTGCATCTCCTGCGCGCTGAGCTGGAGCTTGGCGCCCTCGAGCTGCATGTCGGCCTGCGTCTGCTGCTGCTCGATCTGGAGCTTGGCCTGCTGCATCTGCGCGTCCTGCTGCATCTGCTGCGTCTGAAGCTGGAGCTTCTGCCCCTCGATCATCATGCGCGGGTCTTGCATGGGCGCGGGCATCATCGACTGGAGGAGCTGCTGCGCCTGCGCGATGACGGGCGGCAGGACGTCGAAGGCCTGCGCGCCCTCCTCGATGACCATGGTCGACGCCTCGGCGAGCATGCGGTCGAGCGCGCGGCGCGTCTCGTTGTCCTTGCCGATGTCCTTCATGGCCTCGCCGATGTCCTCGCCGATCGCCTCGCTGGCGATGCGCACCGCCGACGCGACGTACCACAGGGAGATGTGCTCCTTGAGGTGATTGAGCATGATCGGCAGGTAGGCCGGTGCGATCAGCGGGTTCATGCCGAAGGCGGGCGACGTCATGTAGGCGAGGTGCGTCTTGAGGTGCGCGATGTGGTCCTGCTCGGGGAAGGCCGTGACCGGACGACCGAGCGACGCGGCGGCGTTCTCGTTGACGGCGTTCTGCTCGCGCGGCTCGACGGGCGGGTTGAGGAGATCCTCGGCGTTGGGCACCTTGAGGGTCTCGAGCAGGCGCTCCTCGACCTTGCGCATGTTGTAGAGCTGCGGCAGGGCCGCAGCGCGCTGGGCCACGGCCTGCACCTGTGCGTAGCGCTGCGCCTCGCTGAAGATATTCGGGTCGCTGACAGGCACGACATCGAGCACGCCGTCGAAGTCGCTGCGACGTGCGAGCATCTCGCCCGCCTCCTCGGCCAGCAGCTCGTCATCGAGGTAGAGGCCGTTGAGCCGGTCGAGCACGCGCAGCATGCGCGCCATCGCGTCGTGCATACGTGCGTGGATGGACGAGTAGACCACCGCGCCCTGCTCAAGCTTGGCGAGCGTCGTGCCCACCGGCGCGTTGGGGTTGCCGTCGGCGATGTCTTCCATCGACGTGCGCACAACGCCCTTGCCCGCCTCGACGAGGAAGCCGAGCAGGCTGAAGAGCACGGGGCTGGGCGGGTTGTACGGCAGCGGCATCGCCAGCTTGCGCACGTCGTCGACGTTGAGGCCGCCCTCGATCTCCTCGACCTGCCCCGGCTGGATGCTCAGCGACTGGCCGCCAGCCGTGCCGCCCTTGAGCTTGAGCATAGTCTGGCTGTTGCTGATGTGCGCCGCGTCGAGCAGGGCGCGCAGTGCGCCCGTCGCCGCGCCGCTCAAGCCGCCGATCATGTGCGGCAGGCCGATGGGGTACGCGCCGCGCCACGGGATGAAGGGCCACTCGACGAACCACTGCTGCTCCTCGCGGCTGTCGTCGTCCTCATCCCAGTTGCGATAAATCGCAAGTACCTTGCCGGTCGGCTTGTCGATCGAGAGGATGTACGGCGCCGCGCCGTCGCCCTCGATGTCCGCGATGGCGTAGACCTCGTAGACGATCCGCAGGCCGTCCTCGTTGTAGCTGTTCGCCTCGCGGCCCTCGATCTTGTCGTTGGCCTGCCCGGCCACGGACTGCTCGGGCTCCATGCTCGACGGTGCGAGGTCGACGTCGCGGTACATGCCCGCCCTGACGCGCTCCTCGTAGTCGAGCTGCGTAAGATACTGCACGTGCGTCTTGCGCTGCGCCGTGTAGAAGTTGGTCGCCGCGTAGGGCAGGTACATGTCGTCGATCGGCACGAACAGGAACGAGGGGCGGTTGCGCCGCTCATCCCAGCCCAGCTTCATGTACTGCGCGCCGCCCAGCGGCACCTGCGTCATGAGCTGCTCGAGCTCGGCGCGCACCTCGGGGCACTGCACGGTCATCTGCCAGTTGAGCAGCTTGACCTTGCGCTCGGCCTTCTCGAGCTTCTCGGGCGACGGCTCGCCGCTCACGTAGTCCTTGGCCGGGCCGCCGGTGGGGAAGATCTCCTTCATCGCCCGGGCGGCGAAGTCAACGCACGCCTCGGTCAGGAGCGGGTGGACGACCTTCGATGCGCCTTGGAAGTCCGCACCGCCCGGTGCGTCGTCGCCCAGACCCGTGCGGCGGATGCCCTCCTCGTACTGCTCGTCGCGCTTCTTGCGCGCGTCCTTGTCCTTGCTGATCAGGTCGAGGAAGCGGCTGGACAGACGCTGCAGCTCGCTCTCGGGCATGGTCTCGGCGAGGTTGGCGAGGTGCTCGCTCTCGCCGGGCGAGACGTCGTCCTCGTCGATGGTGACGATCGCGCCGCCGTCATCGGTGTCCTCGACGCCGACCATGTCGGTCTCGATCTCGATCATCTCGCCCTCGGGCAGCTCGTCTTCGTCCATC